GTCTATATAGTCTAAGTTGTGCTGATGGTTGTTAGTCAATATTAACCTCTTGCTCTAAAGACTATATAGAAGGCAGTTTAATGATGTTTTGATTTGTTGTCAATAGGAGATGTTATGTTTTTTACAATAGGTGGTGTTAGTGTTATAGCTGGCCTGAGAAACGGCTTCGGTTTTGACTTGGCTGGCAATAATGGCTTTATAGTGAAAGTGTCTGAAGATATATTGGATGAAGATGTTGAGAGAATGCTGCTGGGTGAAGGTGATGGTGTTGAAGAGACGACAGGTATTATGCTCCTGTTACCGTTTGTTTATGTCACCATCCAGTGGTGTATGTGATGGGATTCAATATCCTCCACCGTCCTTGTGACGATTGTGGTAGCAGTGACGGTAGGTGTTACAATGATGACGGCAGCAGCAAGTGCTTTGCTTGCAATAGGTTCTTTCCAGGCAGTGGGGGTGTTATGACAACGACAGTAAGTAAAGCGGATTGGGATAGTGTGCAGCAGGCACTGGTGACGGCATCGTTTAAAGCCATCCCTGAACGCTCTCTAAGCGTTTTAACGGCGAAGCACTACTCTACTATGGATATGGGTAGTTATGTCATCTACGGCTACTACGCAGCGGCTGATCCGCATACAGTGGTGGCTGCTAAGATTCGATACCCAGACAAGCGGTTCAGTGTTGTTGGTGACTGGGCAGGTGGTGGATTATTTGGTCAGCAGCTGTTCGCAGGTGGCGGTAAGTATGTCACCATCGTGGAAGGTGAGTATGATGCATTGTCTGCATACCAGCTGATGGGTAGTAAGTATCCAGCGGTCAGTGTACGCAACGGCGCATCGAGTGCGTTGAAGGACTGCAAGGCTGCTTATGAGTGGCTCAACAGCTTTGAGAACATCGTGCTATGCCTTGATGGTGATGAACCAGGTCAGAAGGCTGCTATTGAGGTGGCACAGCTCTTTGGCGGTAAGTGTAAGATTGTAAAACATGCAGTAGGTTACAAAGATGCCAGCGACTACTTGCAGAAGGGGCAGGATAAGCTGTTTATGACGCAGTGGTGGGACGCTGAACGCTACATCCCTGATGGCATTGTCTGTGCTGACTCGCTATGGGAAGAGGTTAACTCACCAGTGCAACAAGCCCCTGTGCAGTACCCGTGGGCTGGTATAAATAAGATTACCTACGGCATCAGGACAGGTGAACTAGTTACTATCACAGCCGGTAGTGGGCTGGGTAAGTCTCAGTTTGTAAGAGAGTTGGCTCATCACATTATTAAGCACACAGATGTCAACATCGGTATGCTGATGCTGGAAGAGAGTGTACGCAAGACAGGGTTGTCGTTGATGTCACTGGAGGCTAACAAGACTCTGCATCTACCCACTACTATTAGCACTGAGCAGGAGCGTAAGCAGGCTTTTGATGCCACTATTGGTAACGGTAGAGTGTTTATGTTTGACCACTTTGGATCAACAGACATAGACAACATCGTGTCGCGTGTACGTTATATGGCTAAGGGTTTGGATTGTCGTTATATTTTCCTAGATCACATCAGTATTATTGTATCTGCTCAAAGCAATGGTGATGAGCGTAAGGCTATTGATGAGTGCATGACTAAGCTGCGTATGCTGACAGCAGAGAGTGACATAGCCTTGATACTGGTGAGTCATTTGAAGCGTAAGGAGGGTGTTGGTCACGAAGAGGGTAGCAGTACGTCACTGAGCCAGCTACGCGGCAGTGCCAGCATTGCACAGCTATCAGATATTGTCATAGGGTTAGAGAGAGACGGGCAAGCTGATGATTTGATACAGAAAAACACAACACACGTTAGAGTGTTGAAGAATAGATTCAGTGGTGAGACAGGTCTGTGTTGCATGTTGTTTTATGATAATGTCAGCGGCAGAAGTGTTGAGGTGTTTTGATGGATTACTTTCTGGTGTCGTTAATAGTTGTGATGGTAACTGCGTTAGTTTATAAAGGGGATGAATGATGAGATGTTTAAGCTGTGATGAAGCGTTAACGGATTACGAACAAACCAGGAGATACGCAGGGACTAAAGAGTTTTTAGACTTGTGCTTGAATTGCTCAGATCATACAGCTACTATTGATTTGGAAGACAGGACAGAGCTAAGAAGTTTCACAGTTGAAGAACAAGACTATAGGAGGTGAGTGATGAACACCAGGAATGAACAGCAGACTAGAACAAAGGCAACACTTGTAGGTAAACGATGTATGTGTCCCACCTGTGGTGAATACTTTTCTACTTTAGCCATGTTTGATAAACACAGGAAAGGGGAGCAGGCTGTGGGTAGGTATTGCATAGACCCTGAAATGGCTGGATTGTCTATACGCAAACGTGGAACCAACACTTATTGGACTATCCCAATGCGTATTGACGTAACTTTCGGAGGTTTATCGTGTCAAAGTTAAAAGATTATTTAATTATGCGTAATCATTATCAAGTTGATGCTAGGATAGCTGAGATTGAAGCAACAATCAGAGATCACAACAAACAGCGTGAACGTGAACAAGTGTTAGAGGTTTATAATGAATACGAAGCTAGTGTTAGACATAGAAACCAACCTAAAGCATGACACAATCTGGTGTAACTGCGCTGAAGACGTAGACTCTGGTGTAAAGTACACATCTACAGACGCAGCACACTTCACAGGTGTCATTAAAGGCTATGACAGCTTCATAGGGCATAACATCATAGGCTTTGATGCTAAGGTACTGGGTAAGGTGTGGGACGCTGTATTGCCCTCACAGAGCCTTGTAGATACGTTGGTGATGTCCCGCCTATACAACCCTAGCATTGATGGTGGTCACAGTCTGGATGCTTGGGGTAAGAGGTTTGGTAAGCACAAGATAGACTTCACAGACTATGATGGTGGCTTAACACCACAGATGATTGAATACTGTCAGCGTGATGTAGAGTTGACAGTGCATTTGTATAAGTGGTTGACAAAGGCTCTGAATGATGAAGGCTTTAGTGACTACAGCATTGAGCTGGAACACAAGGTAGCTTTGATAATACAGCAGCAGATGGACACAGGGTTTAGGCTTGATCTTGAGAAGGCTAACACGTTGTACAGCACATTGATGTGTCGGATGAAAGTGATTGAACAAGAGCTGCAAGTAGTCTTCCCACCGATAGTTGAGGCGCGGGTGTCTGAGAAGACAGGGAAGACATTGAAGGTGAAGGTGACACACTTCAATCCAGGTAGTCGTCAGCAGATTGCAGGGAGACTGGAGAGTTTAGGTGCTGTGTTCTCTAAAGAAACTGAGAAGGGTAGTACAGTTATTAATGAGGATACGTTAGCTGATATTGATCTACCAGAAGCTAAGTTAGTGGTTGAATACTTGACACTACAGAAGCGTACATCACAGATTGATAGCTGGCTGCAAGAGGTTAGGGCAGACGGTAGAGTGTACGGTAGAGTCAGGAGCAACGGAGCTGTCACAGGTAGGATGACACACAGCAACCCTAACATGGCTCAAGTCCCTGCTGTGGGTAAGTTGTACGGTGAAGAGTGCAGAGCCTGCTGGACAGTTGATGAAGGCTGTGTGTTAGTTGGTGCAGACGCTAGTGGTTTAGAACTACGTATGCTGGCGCATTACATGGATGATGCAGGGTATACGAAAGAACTTTTAGGTGGTGACATACACACCTCTAATCAACTAGCAGCAGGGTTGCAGACAAGGAGTCAGGCGAAGACATTTATCTACGCATTCTTGTACGGAGCAGGTGCTGAGAAGATCGGTAGTATTGTTGGTGGTAACTCTAGGGACGGTACAAGATTGACACAACGCTTCTTAGAGAATACACCAGCACTAGCAGCATTGAAGAGAAGGGTGCAGCAGGAGGCATCTACAGGGACGCTGAAGGGATTAGACGGTAGAGTTCTGCGTGTCCGTAGTGAACACAGTGCATTGAACACACTGCTTCAGGGTGCTGGAGCTATTGTAATGAAGCAAGCGTTAGTGATATTGAATGACAAGATTAAGAAATACAAACTACCTGCCAGGTTTGTAGCTAATGTGCATGATGAATGGCAGATTGAATGCACTGCATGGGCTGCTGATGCTGTTGGTAGGTGTGCTGTGCAGAGCATTGTAGAGGCTGGAGAGTTCTTTAACATGAAGTGCCCTCTCGATGGTGCTTACAAAGTAGGTGCTAATTGGGCTGCAACACATTGACACAATTAATGTATTGACACACGTTGTTTGTAGTATCATTATAGAGATGTACCAAATAATTTAACTTAGGAGATGTAGAGATGGATAAGCCATTAGTAGTAAATGCAACAATGTTCTGGGCTTGCTTAGATCACAAGAACGACATGTCTGGTAAGTATCAAGTAGACCTCACCAACCTCACTGACGCTGCTGTCAAAGAGATTGAAATGCGTGGCATGAAAGTAGCCAACAAAGGTGATGATCGTAATAGCTTCATCACTGTGAAGTCTAACAACCCCATCAAAGCGTATGACACCAGTGGTACTGAAGTAGGCTTTGCTGTAGGCAATGGCTCTAAAGCTAAGTGTGTACTGGGTAGCTATGATTGGACATTCAAGACCAAAGCTGGACGCTCCCCTTCCCTCCTTAAACTTGTCATTACAGACTTGCTTGTCTATGAAGATGCTAAAGAATCTTCATCTTATGACTTGGACGAGGCTGTGTAATTAACATCACGGGTCACATGGAAGTGACCTACTTAGGGGAATACAATGTTGTTAATTGATGCAGACATATTGTGTTACAGGGTAGGTTACTCATGTAACAATGACACACAAGAGAATGCAATAAAGACATTAGATAGTTTTATATCAGAAATCCTCACTAGCCCACTACACAGTGCTACAGAGTATAAGTTGTTCTTATCAGGTAAGGGTAACTTCAGAGAGCAGATAGCTGTTACAGCTCCCTACAAAGGTAACAGGAAGGCAGACAAGCCTGTACACTACACTGCCCTGCGTAACCACATGCTGTTGAAGTGGGAAGCAGACCTCTCCATTGGCGAAGAAGCTGATGACACCATAGCCATAAAAGCTACTGCTCTCTACCCTGATGCTATCATTGCCAGCATTGACAAAGACTTCCTGCAAGTGCCAGGTAAGCATTACAACTTTGTTAAAGACACGTTGATAACAGTGACGCAGGAAGAAGCAACATTAACCTTCTATTGTTCAATCTTGATAGGCGATAGGATCGACAACATCATAGGTGCTGCTGGTATAGGAGCTGTTAAGTCTAAAGCTTTGTTAGAAGGTAAGACAGAGGTGGAGATGTACAACGCTTGTGTAGAGATACTAGGTGCTGACAGAGTGCTAGAGAATGGTAGACTGCTCTGGCTACGCCGAGAGGCTGGGCAGATGTGGAAACCTCCCGTATTGGCTGTGGAGAATGCTAATGGCTAGAGGCGAGAAGACACACGTAGACAACACATGGACGAAGAGTCGCTACTTTGGATTCATTCGATCAGCACTGAGAAGCGCATTCAATCGTTACCCACCAAAGTTCAAAGCTAAGAAAGCAGCAGAGAAGACAGTGAAGGGTATGAAGCACAGGTTTGAATACAAGTGTGCTCAGTGTAAGCAGTGGTTCAAAGGTGTTGAAGTTGAAGTAGATCATAAGACACCAGCAGGTAGTCTTAAAGAGTATGCAGATTTAGGTGAGTTCTGTCGTAAGCTGTTCTGTGAAGTTGATGACTTACAAGTTCTGTGTAAGGGATGTCATAAGACTAAGACAGCACAAGAGAGAGCTGCTAGAAAACAAGAATAAACTTGTTTATTAACAGTTAACGACTCTACACAAATAATCAACCTTAACCAATCCGCAGGGTTATGCAGCTAGAAGTCAGTTGAGTGTAGAGTCTTTTTTATTGAAGAAGGAGTAGTGATGAATACAAATACACAGTTAGAGCGATACGTAGACCTGGTGACAGCATGGAGCCAGGAAAGAGGTATCTTGACTAACGGTAAGATATCAACACAGACGTTGAAGCTGGTGAGTGAGATAGGTGAGTTGGCAGACAACGTAGCTAAGGGTAATGATGTCGCAGATGACATAGGTGATTGCTTAGTGGTGTTGAACAACATAGCTGTGATGTCTGGGTACAGTTTAGAAGACTGTCTGAAACATGCTTGGAATGACATCAAGGATAGGAAAGGTTACTTGAATGATAAAGGTGTCTTCATTAAGGAGAGCGTATGAAAGCTAAAGAATATGCTTTGCTAGAAATGGCGGTGAGATCAGGCATTGAATATGGGTATACACGCGCTCATAAGCACACTGACACTCCTTCTGAAACAGCGGTAATAGATGCTATCCAGCTGGCTGTGATGAATGACATTAACGATTGGTTCTCTTTTGATGAGATAGTAGAAAATGATTAGCTACAGAGACATGACATTCTGTAGTCTGTCTAGCACTTGTGTATGGTCTGATAAGTGTAGCAGAACTATTACAGAGCAGGTGATAGAGGATGCTAAGAAAGTAGGACTGCCTCTATCTGTATCAGAGTTTAAATGCTACACACCTAAGAAAACGGAGAGTGACGATTGTGTATGAGTATTCGCTGGTAGTGTTGGTGACAGTGTTGGTAACAGCTTGGTTTCTTTATGATTTCAACAAAGACGATGATGACTGGAATGGAACACTATGATAAAGCACCTCCTTATACCTGACACACAAGTTAAACCAGGACAAGATTTACGTAGGTTTCATTGGCTAGGTCAATACATTGTCGATAAGAAACCTGATGTCATCATACACATTGGCGATCACTGGGACATGCCTTCACTGTCCAGCTACGATGTAGGTAAGAAAGCCATTGAAGGTAGACGAT